AGAATTGCCCGGCCAAGGCAGACGGGGACGGCTATGAAGTGTTTGAACCCCTGGCGCTGAAGAAGGGTGACGGCAAAGAAGCTGCACCGACCAAAGAAGAATTCAGGGCAATGACCTATGAAGAACGCCTTGCCCTGAAACAGAAAAATGAAAATCTTTACAAACAGCTTAAACAAGGATAAGAAAGGATGATTAACTATGGCACGTACTGGCCTTTTCGGTGGTTTCCACTTTGACGAAGAAGTTTTCACGGATATGATGCAGGAAGCGGATTACTGGGGTAATCCCATCATTGCTTCCGGCATTGTGCATGATGATGCTTCCATCATGGAAGCGGTTGGCGCACATGGCAACGTGGCCACCATTCCCATGTACAACCCCCTGAACATCTATGACGAGAACATGGCCCCTCTGAACAATGACGGCAACACCGACAACGTACCTGTTGAAATCAAGGGCAACAAGCAGACCTGCATGCTGATCCAGCGCATGAAGGCTTTCAAGGCCAAGGATTTCACCAAAGAGCTGACGGGTGCTGATCCCCTGGGCAATGTGAAGAACAAAATTCAGAACTACTACCTCCAGGTGTGGGAACGTGAACTGATGAACATTGCCGCCGCCATCATGGGCGTGTCTGGCCTGGCCGACCATGTGACCGACCTGGCTGCCACTGGTAGCACTGTGGCCGCCACTAACCTGGTAGATGCCACCAGCATGATTGATGCTGAACAGGCTGCCCTGGGTGATATGGCTGGCAAGATGGGCCTTGCTATCATGCATTCCCGTGTGTTTGCCAACTACAAGAAGCTTCAGTTGATCGAATATGACAAGTTTACTGTTCCCGGTGCTGTCAGCAAGGAAGTGGTTCTGCCCCACATCAACGGCAAAATCGTTCAGGTGACCGACTACCACACCGTGGACAATGCTGGCACTGTACCCGTGTACAAGACCTGGCTGTTCGGTGAAGGTGCGTTCCTGTCCTGCAACAAGAACAACTATGAAAAGCAGTACACTACGGACTATGATCCCGAAAAGGCTGCTGGTACTGATATGTTCTACACCAAGCAGGGCAAGGTGCTGCATCCCAACGGCCTTTCCCTGGCCGCTGACAATATCGCCGCTGAATCTCCCACCTTTGCGGAACTGGGCGCTGCGGCCAACTGGGCGCTGAAATTCAACCACAAGAACGTGCGTATGGGCCTTATCAAGTCCAACGGTTAAGAAGGGAAGGATGGCAGAATGAACAAGTTTATCATTGTTGATGGTCTGCCGTTCCTGCTTGCCCATGGCAAGGCCTATGCTGTCCGCTTGAATGAAGTGGGCTTCACCGTGGGGGCAGAAGTCGAACTGGCTTCTGTCCCTGCCGTGACCTATTCGGAAATTTCCATCCGGGCCAAGTGTGCCGGACGGCTGGACAGCATTACGGTGTATGCACCCGAACCGCAGCAGGAAACGGATGGCCAGAAAGAACCCGAACCGCAGCAGGAACAGCCCGATTTTGACGGCATGACCGTTCCTGAACTGAAGGAATATGCAGAAGCACACGGCATTGACCTGGGCGCTGCAAAGAAAAAGGCTGAAATCATCGAAGCAATCAAGGGTGTGATTGAATGATAATGACCGTTGAGGAATTCCGGGGCTTTGTGCAGACGGATGAAACAGACCAGATGCTTGCCCTGCGCCTGAACGCCATCGAAAGAACCATCCAGGGCCATACCAACAACAATTTCCGTAAATACAGGACGGCAGAAGGCGTGATTGAATACCCGGCTGATATTAAGCTGGGGGCAATCAATCTGCTGAAATGGGAAATGGAAATGAGGGACAACACGGGCATTGCTTCAGAAACCATTTCCCGTCATTCTGTCACCTATCAGGCACAGGATGGAACAAACACCGTCAACGGCTACCCGGCAGCATTGATGGGCTTCCTGAAGCCTTACATGAAAGCACAATTCGGACAGGGGTTGAGCGTATGAAAAGGATTGGCGGCAATATCAATGCAACCATTCAGATCAGCACGGCAACCGTGAACGCCATTGGCGAAAACGTGAGTACCTGGGCCGATGTGCAAACGCTGCGTGGACGGCTTGACCTTTCCACTGGCAGCACTTCTTATACCACATACCTTGCAAAAATCCAGGAAAGCACCCACCTTTTCATTTGCGACTATGTACCGCTTAACCCAGCTATTACAGCCGAAACGGCAAGGATGAAGATAAACGGTAAAGTCTATGACATTACCTATATTGATAATCCTATGGAAATGGGCAGCGGCTCACATCTTGAAATCTATCTGAAATACACGGGTGGACAGTAATGTCAAAGGTAACACTGGTAGATTACAGCGACCAGGTGAAAGATATGATGAAAAGCGAAAAGGTGGCATTTCTTCACACCTGGGCCAGTGAAATCACATCCCAGGCACAGCGTAATTGCAAGATGGATGACAAGGGGCAACTTCGTGGATCATACAGCAACTATGTGGATGAACAGAAAGGCGAAGCAACCATTGGCACACCTTTGGAATCCGGCTATTGGGAAGAATTTGGCACAGGTGAACACGCTGTTGACAGAAGCAAGAGCCGTTCCGGCTGGTGGGTGTATGTGAAAGGGCAAGCTTCCCAGGGCGGCGGCAGAACCTATGCAACAGAGGAAGAAGCCCAGGCCGTGGCTGCTTCCATGAGGGCAGAAGGGCTGGATGCCTATGCTACAAATGGCCGTGAGCCACAACACACACTGGAAAATGCGTTTCTGGTAACAGAACCGAAAATGGAAGCGGATTTGCAGAACCGAATGAACAAAAAGTAAGGGGGTGAAACATGAGCGTTTCAGCACTGAATTACATTGCACAGATGATGCAGGAAATTGGCGTTCCGTACCGCTTTGAACGCTGGAAGGCGGCAGAACTGCCGGACAATTATTATTGTGTCGGCGAAAGCTACACAGAAATTCCTTCCGTGACAAAGGAAGAGGACGGGCGGCATGAAACAACGCTGTATCTGCGATTGTTCACCCGGAAAGAATGGCTGTTGTTGGAACAGGCCAAAGAACTAATTGAAAAGAACTGCGCAAGAACGGCAATCCTTGACGATGGAACAGGGATTGCTGTTTTTTATGATTCCGCAATGATTGTTCCTACGGGTGTTGCGGAATTGAAAAGCATGAAAATCAATCTGACAATTCAAGAATGGAAGGTGAAATAATATGGTTGAAGGGAAAACTGGTTTGACCGCAAAAACGCCGGGTAATATTCCCTTTGGTGCTGGTACGATCCACAAGAGCCTGAAGTATGAAGGCGGCAAGTGGAATTTTGCCGAAAGCCTTGTAGGTGCAACTTCTGGCGGCAGCAAGCTGAATATTACGCCGGAAATTTACCGCCCTGCGATTGACGGAGCGCCGTCAAACGTGAAGGGATTGGCAAAGAAGACGGACGAAAAGTCCTCCATGGAAGTGAACTTTGCCGAACTGACCCCGGACATGATCCGGGCCGCTTTGTTTGCTGCGCTTGCCGAATCTGAAGACCCGAACTTTGATTTGTATGAACCCAAAGCCGACATCACGGATGATGACTATTGGGACAACATTGCCTTTGTCGGAAAGACGCTGGAGGGCAAATCTATCATTGCCATTCTGGATAATGTGCTTTGCACCAGCGGCCTTGACCATGAACACAAGAACAATGAAAGCCTGGTTGGCAAATATGTGTTTGAAAGCAATTTCGATCCTGGTGAGGGCCTTGAAAAGTCCCCCGTGCATATCTACTATCCGAAGGCTGTCTAAACTGAACAGGGCAGGGGCGTGAATGCTCCTGCCCTTCTTAATGAAAGGAATGTGCAGAATGGAGAATAAAGCATATACTTTGAGAAATCCCAACGCAGATGACATTTTTCTGATGTTCCGTATTCTAACCAAGATTGGCGTGAAGAATGTGAAGGAATGCTTCCAGTCGGAAGAAGTGAAGAATGCCATGATGCTGATGGCTGCAAATAAAGACGAAGGCGAAAAGGAACTGTCCGGCATTGGTATGCTGGTTGCCATTGACATTGGCTGTGTACTGATGGAACACATGGACGCTGCCAAGAATGACATTTACGCATTCCTTGCCCGGCTTTCCGACATGAAGGCTGAAGATATTGCACAGATGAATCCTGGTGACTTTGCCGAAATGATTATTGATGTAGTCAAGTTGGAAGGTTTCCGTGATTTTTTTATGCGTGTTTTCGGATTGTTCAAATAAACGATTTGCAGTTTCTTGACTTGCTGTATAGCCGATACGCAAACCCTATGTCATTACTTGAAGGGATGATAAGCACCAGGCGATTTGGGGAATTTGTGGACAGTTTTGTGGAAAAGTACAATGAAGAACAGGAAGAAAAAATCCTTTGGGATGCCTGGCTTCACAAGGTATTTGACAAAACAAGCTATGCAGAATTTAAGGAAAGGGCAAGAGTAAACACACATACCGCAGCACCGACACAATTTGACCTTAACAAAACCGTTCAGGCTTCCTTCCAGATGCTTGAAGGGTTTTCTGTGGGTGGAGGTGCGCAGGAAGATGGAACTATTTCGGCTATTGGGGACAATAGCGGTTGACAACACGGAAGCAAACCGTGCGCTGGATGAAACAAGCCAGAATGCAGACAGTGCAAGCGGCAAGGTAGAAAACGCCTTTAAGAAAATCGGTTCTGTTGCGCTGGGTATCGGCAAGGCGGTTCTGACCGCTGGTGTTGCCCTTGGCGGTGCATGGATCGCCGCCATTGAAAGCAGCCGGGAATACCGGGCAGAAATGGGCTTGCTGGACAGTGCATTTCAAGCGGCAGGGCATTCCTCAACGGAAGCGAAAAACACCTATTCCGATTTGAATGCCGTGCTTGGTGATACCGGGCAAGCTGTGGAAGCTGCCCAGCATATTGCCTTGATTGCGGACAACGAAAAAGAGATGAACACCCTAACCGAAATCGGTACGGGCGTGTTCGCCAGTTTCGGTCAATCCCTCCCCTTGGAAGGGCTATATGAAGCAATCAACCACACAGCTTCCCTTGGTGAAGTGCAAGGCAGTCTTGCGGATGCGCTTGAATGGAGCGGCATAACGGTGGAGGATTTCAACACACAGTTGGAAGCCTGTTCCAATGAGGAAGAACGGCAAGACCTGATAATGAAAACCCTGAAAGACACCTATGGTGCAGCAGCGGTACAATACCAGGCAACCAACAAGGATGTAATGGAAGCCCGGAAGGCACAGGAACGCTTGACAGATGCCTTTGCTGAACTGGGGCGTGTTGGTGAACCCATCCTGACAGCCATCAAAAACAAAGTGGCTGATATGGTGGCTGCTGCCGTGCCAAAGCTGGAATCTTTTATCCAGAAGATAAAGGATGCAAAGAAGTGGTTGCAGGATAACAAGAAAACCGTTGACATTTGGAAAGCGGCTATTGTCGGCACAACGGCAGCGGTGGCATCGTTCATTCTGATTCTAAAATGGGGAGCAATCATGAGTGCGGCGAAAACGGCAATTACAGGCGTTCGGACGGCTGTGCTGTTGCTCAATGCAGCTATGAGGGCTAACATTATCGGCTTGATTGTATCGCTTGTAATCGGCCTTGTGGCGGCGTTTGTGACGCTTTGGAAAAACAATGAAGGCTTCCGCAATTTCTGGATCAACATGTGGAACAAAATCAAGTCTGTTGGTGCTTCTGCCATGTCGTACATAAAGGGCAAATTCAGCGATTTTAAGGGCGCTTTGAAAACGGTGCAGGATGTGTTCGGCAAGATACAAAAGACCATCACAGACAAGCTAAATTCGGCCAGAGATGCGGTCAGCAAGGCCATTGGCAAAATCAAGGGGCTTTTCAATTTTAGCTGGTCATTGCCAAAGCTGAAAATACCGAAGATTTCCGTCAAGGGCGGCAAAGCACCGTTTGGCATTGGCGGCAAAGGTTCACTGCCTTCCTTTGACATCAAGTGGAATGCTGAAGGTGCTGTGCTGACAAAGCCTACAATCTTTGGTGCTGTGGGGAATACGCTGATGGGCGGCGGTGAAGCCGGAGCGGAAGCCATTGCACCAATTGCTGTTTTGCAAGATTACATCCGGGATGCTGTTTCATCACAAAATAGCGGCATTGAACGGGCTGTGAAGGAACAAGGGGCGGCACTGATCCGCTTCCTGGAACAGCATATGCCCAGTGCTGTACGGCTGGACAGTGGGGCATTGGTGGGCGAATTGACCCCGGCCATTGATGCAGGATTATCCGACAGATGGCAGCATACACAGAGGGGCAATGTACGGTAAAAGAAAGGGACGGCTGCTGATGCCGTCCCCTTTTTAATAAAATCCAAGACCTTTGTATCTGGTGAACAACACTGGCCCACCTGTAATTTCAACCTTAAAACCATACAACAAATCTGTACGTCCAAGCCGTTGTTCCTTATAAAGCGTTTCATAAATGACAGTGCGGCCATTATAGTCAATCACTTTGATGCTTGATACAGCATCATCACCAATGATTGTGTAAACATCTTCTGGAATATCAACGCCAACCGTATAAATGCCACTCGGCACAGAAACAGACATATCCTTATCTTCTCTTGATGCAAGCTCCACTTCAACCATAGTTTTCAGCAACAGAAGATCCCTTGTTGATGTTTCTGCAAGTGCGTTTTCCAATGGCCCGTAATCTTCAGAAAAAGCAGCACCAGGGAAAGCAAGCAAAAGGACAAGCACCACGGAAAGCAACCGAATCTTCATTGTCATTCCTCCTTTTGCACCCAGTATAGGACGCTGTCCTAATTATGACAATGTATGATTTGGTAAAAATTATAAAGCCATGTGAAAGGGGATGATTACACTTGGCGGCAAAACTGTTTGAACTGCTTGGCACGATCACGGTAAATAACAGTGATGCAAACACAAAAATTGACGATACTTCAGGAAAAGTCAATGAAATGCACGGCAAATTCACTGACGGAATGAAGAAAGCGGCCACGTGGGGGATTGCAGTTACCACTGCTGTTGCTGGCGTTGCTGCTGCTGCCGTCAAAGGTATTTCTGACATTGTAAACAGCACCATGCAGACGGGTGATGAAATCGACAAAGCATCACAGCGCATGGGAATGTCCACACAAGCATACCAGGAATGGAAATATGTTCTTGGTCAATGCGGCATGGAAATTAGCAGTTTGGAAATTGGCATTAAACAACTGGTTAATCAGATGGACGCTTCTGCCGATCCAAATTCGGATGCTGCGAAGATGTTCAATCAGTTGGGCGTTGCCGCCCGTGATGCTGATGGGAATTTGCGCAGCACTGAAGAAGTTTTCAAGGAACTTGTTTTTGCCATGACAGCAATGGAAGACGGTGCAGAGAAGGCCAATATTGCCAACACATTGTTTGGCAGGAGCGGCCAGGACATGATGCCCATGTTGAACAGCACTTCTGAAACAATCGCTGGTTTGATAGCAAACACAGAGAAGTATGGCCTTATTATGTCAAACGAAAATGTGGCAACGGCTGTTCTGTTGACCGACACATTGGACACCATGAAACAGGCATATGGCACAATAGGCCGCTCAATCGGTGAAGAAGTTATGCCGGAAATTCAAGGGCTGTATGATTATCTGCTTGAAAAATTTCCCCAAATCAAACAGCGGTTTCTTGATGACTTTTTGCCTTCTCTATCGAAAGTAACTAGCGGCTTTGTGGACATCATCAAATGGATTATTGATCCTGACGGCGGTATTGATCTTGATGCCGCAATGGACAATCTTGTTGGCGGTTTTGTCGGCATTATCGACAAACTGGCAGAGAAAGCCCCGGTATTTGTGCAAGGGCTTATTAAGCTATTCAGCGCATTGGCAAGCCATGCACCCGAATTGGTGGCCGCATTAACACCACTCATCGTTGAAATCGGCAAGGCGTTGGTTGTTGGTATTATTACAAATCTGCCTGACATTATAACGGCAGCTATCGCAACTGTTGATTCAGCCGGACGGGCTATCTTGGAAGCGTTGGGCTTTGGGTGGATGTTTGCTGAAATAAATGAAGCTGGTGCAAAATATCAGTCAGACAAAAAATTGGCAGATGAAATGACCGCACCGCAAAAGTTGGCTGGGCGTTATGCGCATTGGACGGAGGAACAGAAAGATGCCGGGTGGGGCTATATCATGGCCAGCTATGGCAAGCATGATACCAGCGAAGATGTTGCGCTGTTGAAAAGCCTTGGCATTGACGGTGATGCCCTGATTGCATTCCAGGCAGAAGTGGCAGAAGCATTGGCAAGTGGTGATTATGAGGTTGGCATTGAAGATGCATGGTTTGAACCGCAAGCAATAAGTGCCATGCAAACACAGCTTGACCATACTTCGTTGACGGTTGATGTATCTGCATATGCTCACTTGTTAAGCCCCGGCATGGCTGAATATGGTGTTGACGGAAGCCACGCAACCGGGCTTGGCTTCGTGCCAAGGGATAACTACATTGCACGGCTGCACCAGGGCGAAGCGGTACTGACACGGCAGGAAGCCAGCCAGTGGCGAAATGGCATGGGTGATACTTCCCGTCTGGAAAGCATGATGGGCAACCTTGTTTCACTCATGCAGCAGATGGTGTCAAATCAGGGCAACGGGCAGGCAATTGTATTGGACAGCGGTGTGCTTGTTGGTCAGCTTGGCGGCAGACTTGACAATCATCTTGGCAACATCGTTGCACAGAAAGCGAGGGGGTAAAGAATGCAGGGCGTAACATTCGACACATATCACAGTTACAATGCATGGGGCTTGCTGCTCAAAAGCATGCCTGTTATCACCCAGCCGAAACCGAAGGAAAAGCTGGTGGAAGTGCCGGGAAGTGATCTGGTGCTTGATTTGACGGAAGCCTTGACAGGCAAGGTGCAATACAGTCCCCGTGAAATCAAGTGCGTATTCATGACGATTGCAAGCCGTTCCCGTTGGCCGGAAATCTATTCCGATGTCATGAACGCCATTCACGGCAAGCGGCTGCAAATTGTGCTGGACAATGACCCGGATTATTACTGGCTGGGCCGTGTGCATGTGGGTGATCCGTCAAGTGATAAATGGGCTATGACCTTTGAAATCACGGCCACGGTTGAACCTTACAAATACGAACTGTATGGCACAGGGAGGAAGCTGTAATGTATAACGTATACATTGACGGAAAACTGCTATACAGTACAGCCCAGGAAGCCACAGAACAAAACATCATATTGAACCCGTCATTGAGCCTGGAAGTCAACAAATCCGGCTCATTTTCTTTTGTCATGCCGCCTGGGCATGTGCTGTATGACAACATTGAAAAGCTGAAAAGCGTGGTAACAGTGGATCAGGACGGAGAAGAAATCTTCAGTGGCCGTGTGCTGAATGATAAAGTGGATTTCTTCAACCAGAAAAGCGTTCACTGTGAAGGTGAACTGTGTTACTTCCTGGACAGCTTGCAGCCCCCTTGCGAATATGACGGCACGGCAATGGGCTTGCTTCAGCAAATCCTTGACAACCATAACAGCGCAGTGGAGGAAGAAAAACGCTTCTATCTTGGCAATGTAACGGCCTTTCAGGCAGACCGAAAAGCCCAGGTGGATATGGGCTATCACACCGACACCCTGAACGTGCTGAACACCCGGATGCTTGGTGCTTATGGTGGTTATTTCCGCATCAGGCGTTATGGCAACAGGCGGTATCTGGATTACCTTTCTGAAACGGACACCAACGCACAGCCTATTGAATTTGGCGTGAACTTGCTTGACTTGACACGGAATATCAGTGCCAACGAAGTGTTCACGGTGCTGCTGCCGCTGGGTGCGAATGACAAGGAAAACAATCCCTTGACCGTTGCCAGCGTGAATAATGGGTTGGAATACATCGAAGATACCAACGCTGTTGCAAAGTATGGCCGCATCTGGAAAACGAAAACATGGGGCTATATTGAAGATGCTGCTGAACTGCTGACGGTAGCGAACGAATACCTGGCAACAGGCATTTCGGAGGAAACAACGCTGACCATCAAAGCCGTGGACATGCATTTTGTGGATGGAACAACGCAACGTATTGGCATCGGTGATATGGTGCGCATTGTGTCCAATCCTCACGGTTTGGACAGAACCATCATTTGTTACCAAATGCAAGTTGATCTTCTGAACCCTGAAAACACAGAATACACCTTCGGCAAGCCAGCCGAAACCTTGACCGACAATGCCGTGCTGGCAAAAAAGAAGCTGGGCGGCGGTGGCGGCGGTAGCCCGAAAACCATTGAAGATGAAATCAAGGAATGGAACACCTGGGCAGACATCTTTGAGGATGATGCAAAGGCACAATTGCAGCTTACCACGGGTGCAATTAACCTGATGAACGGCAATTCCACGGGTGCTGATATTGATTTGAATGGCGTTGTGCCGCTTGTCAAGCTATCTGCTCACCAGCAGGATATTGACACGGTGAATGGCAATGTTGACCTTGTACGCTCTGAAATGCTCATTAACGTGGAAGGCATCCGGGGGCAAATCCAGCAGGGTGACGAGGTGATGTCCGAACTGGCCTTGACCATTGAAGGCCTTGACAATTGGGTAACGGATGCAGATGGCAATGTGTCCGAACTGACAAATGAAGTGCGTGGTCTGCAAAGCACGGTGACAACGGTTGACGGTAAAATTGTCTCTTTGTCAAACACGGCAGACGGCTTTCGAAGCACCATCATGGAGCAGGGCATTACCCTTGCAGAATTAAAAACCGTCAATGACCAGATCAGCGCAACCATGAAGGATGTGGAAGGCGATATTGGATCGTTGGTTGTCACTTCCGATGCCGTCACAGCCAAGGTGCAAACCGCTGATAACCGGGTGGCTGCATTGGCAATCACGGCTGATGGGCTGACAAACACCATTGCCGTTCAGGGTGTGGAACTGGCTGCACTCAAAACAAGGATTGATGAAATCAGCGCAAGTGTTACGGACGGCAACAATGCTGCGGCATCCCTGGTGATCCAGGCAAACCGCATCACTCAAAAGGTTACAGACTTGCAAAACGAAACAAGCGCAAGCCTGACGGTTATGGCCGACAGCATCAACGCTAAAGTTTCAAAAGGGAAAGTTATATCTGAAATCAATCAAACCGCCGAAACCATCAAAATAAGCGCATCGAAAATAAATTTGGAGGGGTATGTGACAGCAAGCCAGCTTTCGGCTGTTAATGCATCCATTTCCAATCTGACAAGCGGCCTTACCACGGCAACGGTATTAAGTAGCAACCTTGTGAGAGCCACAAACACAGATTTTACATACCTGACAGCCAGCGCATTTTCATTTGGCGGTGACACGGTGAGCAAGCGCAACATCAGCATGGGCAGCATCACTTCTGCCGGGAAAGCACTTTCCACGGGCGAACTGGATTTGTCGCATAGCCATGAAGTGATAGTAAACGATGACGGCACTATCACGCTGGGAGGGGTTTCCGCTACTGGTGGAAATTTTAGGATTGCCGATACCAAAGTCTATAAAGATGGGGTATCGGCGGTGGATTACGACTATTTTAATTCCAGCACGGATGTAACACAGGGACAATGGGCGTTGTATGGTGGCCCTAACACATACAGAAGCAGAATCACGCTTTACTCGTCATTGTCTAACGGAAAATCAAAAAGCTTTTCCTTTTATGTCACACACACAGTATAAGGGGGAAATAACATGGATTTGAAAACGGCTATTGTCATGGTGCGAAATGCGCTTGAAACGCTTGAAATGAAGGCCACAAAAGACAATTTGCAAAAAATGATGGGCTGCATGAACATGCTGGATGCCGTACTGGTGGCCTTGAACGAAAACAGCAAAAAGGAGGCGGCAAATAATGACGGCAACGGTCAAGGGGAAAACATTCCCGGTTGAATGGATGTGGCTGATGGCAAACACGGATGTATTGATGTTTGAATATGCGGATGCACGGCCTATATCGCAAATTGTGGCTGATTGGGAAAATGCGGAAACGATTGAACGGAAAAGCGAAGCCGAAGGTGATCTGACCTATAACGGATATACAAAAATCCAAAGCGTTGTATGCCGAAAAACAGGCAATATTGACACCGTGCAGATTACGCTTGTAAAGGGTGATGCAGATGGCAATGGTGACTAATCAATGCGGGCGGCTTATCGGCTACACCTGCGCAGAATTGGCGGCGTACTCATGGGAGGGCGTGAATGCCCTCCCTTATGGTGCGTCAAGAGTTTTTGCCGCCGCTGAAAACGCAGCACAGGCACGGAAAAACAAATTGGCCCAGGCACAAACGGCCATCGAAAAGATCAACATTGTTTCTTATTCTGCGCTTGGAACTGCCATCAATAACCTGGAAAAAGCGGTGGATGGCCTTCTGGCAGAACTATAAGGAGGGTGAATAATGGCAACCACATACACAGAACATTTTCAACTGCCCAAACATGCTCCCACTGATCCGTTTGATATTTCGCTTATCAATGAAATGGCAGACAAAACGGAAGAAGGTATTTTGTCTGCATACAGGGGCAGGGCGGCATATAACCTGCTGGACAACAGCAATTTCCGAAACCCTGTCAATCAGCGTGGGCAGACCACATACACAGGGAGTGGTTACAGCATTGACATGTGGCGAGCATACCATGCCAGCACCACACACACCGTCACTGCATCTGGCATTTCGGTTTCTGCAACGGACAATAATCCTAATATGTATCAAGTGCTTGATACAAACGTAATCGATACTGACAAAACGTATACTGTTGCCGTTTGTGATAGTGCAGGCAATGTGTCTGTTCGGGCAATGAAGCCGACAACAACCACTTATAGCCCGGCGTGTATCTACATTTCCGGCAGCAATATCCTGTTTCGCATTAACGGTGTAAATACATGGCGTTGGGCGGCACTGTACGAGGGTGAGTATACGATAGATACATTGCCAACCTACATTCAAAAAGAGAATGAACTGCTTGCTTGTAGACGTTGTGCGATCACGCTTGGTGGCGTTTTCCGCTATCGTGCAGTACAGATTGCCGGAAGTATCATCGACTTTTCGATTCCACTTCCAGTACAACTACGTGCAAGACCATCTTTTGACACGAGTGCGTTGACGGTGTACAGCTTTCCGGAGATGAATGCACAAAGCGACTTTACCTTCGCCATTGTGCAGGAGACCACAAACGGCATCGTCATCCGAGCAACCAAAGCCGGACACGGTTTGTCGGATGGCGTTCTGGGCATCGCCGCAAACACCTTGTTTTCTGCTGATAGGTAAGGAGGAAAAGAAAAATGGAACATGAAAACAAGCCATATTCTGTTTTTATTAGAACGGATGAACGGGGCGTACTTATCGACATCGACAGTGATGCTTTCCTCACTTCATTTGACGGTTGGGAAAAGATAGATGAGGGGTTTGGGGACAAATTCCACCATGCCCAGGGCAATTATCTTGAAAAGCCAAAGATGGATGAAAACGGCGTTTACCGCTATGAACTCAAAAACGGCAAAATCAAAGAACGCAAAAAGAAAGACATGGAAGCCGATGTGCAGGAACAGCCCAAACAGCCCACGGACAGGGAACGCATTGAGGAATTGGAAAGAGCCTTTGAAGGGCTGAACAAGGTTTTCACATCCATCGTGCAAAAATTTGGCTTGAAGTAAAGGGGGTATGATATACGAACGGCATAACCTTTGGGCAATACCACTCATACCGTGATTTCGGCTTGCTGCTGCAATCAAAGGAAATCGGATCACCTGCAATCAAGGTGCAAAAGATTGATATTCCCGGTGCTGACGGTGAACTGGATATGACGGATTACTTTGGTGGGGCAAAATACGAAAATGTCAAGCACAAATTTGAATTTGCCACACTTGCCGGACGGACGGAATACCTGACACTGTTTAGTACCATTAAAAACGCTATCCACGGCAAAAAGGGAAGGATCACCATTGACGGTGATCCTTCTTTCTTTTACCTGGGGCGCTGTTCCGTTTCGGCCTTTTCGAATGATAAAGGCGCTGGCTTTGTAACGGTGGAATGCGATTGTGAGCCGTACAAATACAAGCTGGCAAAAACCGTGGTAACACAGGCCATTGACGGCACAGAAACCATCACCTTGACAAACGGCAGGAAACGTGCTGTGCCGGAAGTGACCATTGAAACGGCTGGCAGCTTGCGCATTGTGTACGGTGATAATTTTATTTGGGATTTGGGTGCTGGTTCATACACACTGCCGGAATTGGAACTGCTGGAGGGGGAAAACACTGTCACCGTAACAGGCACAGGCAGCATTGCTTTTGAATGGCAAGAAGCAAATCTATAATTTTTTAGGGTGGCAATATGGAAATTTGGAAAGATGTTGTTGGATATGAAGGGTATTATCAAATCAGCAATCTTGGAAGGGTGAAAAGCCTTAAAAAAAGAGTGCCTTTTGAAACTTACGGCGTAAGAAAATTACGGACACTGCCTGAAAAAATACTGAAGCAGCACAAGAACGAATGTGGGTATATGTATGTTCCGTTAGCAAAAGACACGAAAAAGAAGAAACACAAAATTCATCGGCTTGTTGCAGAAGCGTTCTTACCAAACCCAGAAATGAAGAAATGTGTCAATCATAAAGACGGAAATAAAGTCAACAACTGCGTTTCTAATCTTGAATGGGTAACTCATTCTGAAAACATGAAACACGCAGCCGAAAACGGCTTGTGGGTTAGCTGGAACAAGGGTAAGCACCCAGAAGGGAAGTTACGGTCTGAAGAAAGGGGTGCATAAATGGCATACAAAGTGTATTGTGACAATACCTTGCTTTATCACAGCAACCTGGAAAACCTGAAAATCCTGGGTGCATCCGTTGAATTGGAACTGAACAAAACAGGCAGCTTTGATTTGCACTTGCACAAAGACCATCCCTATTACAGCCAGATACAGCGTATGAGAAGCATTATCCGGGTGTATCAGGATGATTATTTGCTGTTCCGTGGCAGGGCGTTGGATGAAAAGATAGGCTGGCATAATGATAGGTTCATATCCTGCGAAGGGGATATGGCCTTTTTACTTGACAGCATCCTTCGTCCGTTTTCCTTTTCCGGCACACCTGCGGAAGTGCTGGCCTATGTGTTGGAATTGCATAATGCCCAGGTGGATGAAAGCAAGCGTTTTGCGCTGGGAAATGTGACCGTTGACGGCCATTTGACCATTGACAGGGAAGATTATACCACCACGAAAGAAACGCTGGAGAAAGCGCTTATTGAGCCTTTGGGCGGCTATCTGATGACACGCTATGTGGATGGTGTTGCTTACCTGGATTATCTTTCTGAAATCACGCTTCTTGCACCACAGAAGATTGAGTTTGGAAAGAACCTTCTTGACCTGAACCGTATACGCAAAGGGGCTGACATTGCAACTGTTGTCATTCCCCTTGGTGCAAAATTGAAGGATGAAGAAGGGAACGACACAGGAAAGCGGCTGACCATTGAAAGCGTGAATGGTGGTGCTGATTTCATTCAGGATGAAGCGGCTGTATCACAATATGGTGTGATTGTCAAATCGGCCATTTTTGACGATATTGCCGATGCAATGGAACTGAAGCTGAAGGGGCAAGCACAACTTGCTGATTATGTCAACCAGTGGGAAACCATTGACCTTTCGGCTGCTGATTTGTCCACAGTGGGGCTGGATGTGGCATCCTTCCACCTGGCTACACAGGTGCAAGTGTTAAGCCGTCCCCATGCCCTGGATCAGCGGTTTGTGGTAAGCAAGTTGAAAATTGATTTGCTGAACCCCATTGCAAACAAGCTGACGCTTGGCAAGACGATAGCGGCATTTTCCGAAGCGGTGACGGGCATTTCCAAAGGGCAGGGGGCAATTCTTCAGGCCATGGAAAAAACGGCACAGCAAGCGTCTGAAGCTGTCTACAATGTGGAACAGAATTTGCAAGCCAGCATCAACACGGCAGCGGATAATATTACTGCTTCCGTTGCTGAAAAATACACATTGAAAGAAGATGCGGATGCCCTTGTTTCGGAAATCAGCACCGAATTGACACTGACAAAGAACAGCTTTGATGTGCAATTCACCGAAGTCAACAAGGATATTGCTGCGGTTGCAGCCGGAGCGGATGCGGAATTTGAGGAAATCAAAAAATACATTCGCTTTGTGGAAGGCAAAATCCTGTTGGGTGAAGTGGGCAATGAACTGGAATTGCAAATTGCCAATGACAGGATCAGCTTTCAGCAGGACGGTGCAGAAGTGGCTTATTTTTCGGACAGAAAGCTATTCGTCACAGACGCACAATTCCTGCATAGCTTGCAGCTTGGCAATTTCGCATTCATGCCCAGGGCAAACGGCAATCTTTCTTTCAAAAAAATCTAAATAGGATGATAGGCATTTCTGACCTTCAGTAAGGAGGGCAGAAACAATGGCAGCATCAGGCACTATTCAACAGGCAATCCGTACAGGGTACAGGCTTCAGATTGCCTGGGAAGTCACTTCGCAATCTGTGGCAAACAATACTTCATCCGTCACGGCAAAGGTGCAGCTTGTGTCCACGGGCAGCAGCTACACCATCAATTCCAGCGCAAGCAAAAGCGGAAGCCTTACCATCAACGGCACAAAGTACACATTCAGCTTCACGGCTGCGCTTTCCGGCAATCAGACAAAGACCATATACACAAAGACGGTCACGGTTTCGCATAACGCAGACGGCACGAAAACCTGTGCTTTTTCCGCAACGGCTGGCATCAATGTCACGCTGTCCGGCACATATTACGGCAATGTCACAGCATCCGGCAACGGCACATTCAATACCATTGCCAGGGCATCGACCATCAGCAGCGTGACTTCTTCCGTCAGCATCAACGGTACAAACACTTGCACCGTGGCAATCAGCAGGGCTTCCAGCAGCTTCACGCATACCGTTGTATTCAGCTTTGGCAGCTATTCAAAGAGCAATACAGGGGTAGGCACAAGCACAAGCTATGCCATACCCACAAGCTGGATCAACGCCATGCCAAACGCCACAAGCGGCACGGCAAAGGTGACTGTCACCACCTATTCAGGATCGACAAAAATCGGTTCTGCCGTATCAAAGAATTTCACGGTCACTGTTCCCGCATCCGTTGTGCCTACCATTTCAGCAGTAAGCATTGCAGAAACGGTATCTGGTATCAATGCACAGTTTGGCGGTTTTGTCCAGAGCAAATCACGGGTGAAGATTACCACAACGGCTGCTGGCGTATATGGCTCAACCATCAAGGCATACAAGACGGTTATTGACGGAAAGAGTTACACAGGACCTGCACCCACAACGGGTGTATTGAACACTGCCGGAAACAGGACGGCAACAATCACAGTGACGGACAGCCGGGGAAGAACGGCCAGCACCACAAAAACCATCACTGTGATTGCCTACGCCGCACCGAAAATAAACACCTTTACAGCCATCAGGGCAAACGGGCTGGGTACTGCTGACGATAACGGAACAAATGCCTTGGCACGAATAAAATTCAGCGTGTCGGCCGTCAATGACAAGAACACAAAAAGTTATACAGTTGAATACAGGCAGAAGGGAACGGACACCTGGACACAAGCGGCAACTGGCAGCGTGTATTCCTATGACAGCAATATGATGCTGAATATCAATGCCAGCCCGGATGCATCGTATGATCTGCGGCTGTCTGTAAAGGATTTCTTCGGCACTACAATTGCCCTTTCCGAAATTGCAACGGCATTCACCCTGGTTGATTACAATGCCAGCGGCAAAGGGCTGGCATTTGGCAAGGTTTCCGAAGTTGACAACGGGATGGAAATTGATATGCCTTTGAGCGTCCACCAGTATGTATATATGGGCGGCGTCCAGAAGTCCAATGAGGAAAAAGACATTTACTTTCAGACAACAGAAGATGCACCGAATGTACACAACTGCAAGCTGTACGGTGCAAGCGGCAACAGTGTAACTTCCATTGGCTGCTGGGACACGGCACGTTCGCACGGCATTTGGCGGTATCTCACAAGCACACAGAACCTTGTCTTTGATGCCAATGTCAAGGTAACAAGGGCAAACGGCGGTGATGAATATATCACTTCTGGCGGCGTGACACATGGCAGCAGGACAGGCCGTGTGCATTTTTCCAATGGGCTTCTGCTCCAATGGGGCGTTGAAACTATCACACCTGTAAAGGACACACCAACCGCCAAGGCTGTCAAGTTTGCCGTTGCTTACACATCTATTCCAATGGTGCTTACAACTGCCATTACAACTGTTCCTGGCACAAGCGTTTCAGGCTGTGCATCCGCAAACATCACGGCAACAGGCTTTGACGCTTATGTTACCCGTAACGGTACAACCAACACTTCCGTTGGTTGGATAGCAATCGGATACAAAGAATAATGAAAATGAAGGGATGATTAACATGGACACGATTTGGGCGGCACTTATTGCAGGGGCATTTTCCTTCCTGGGGATCGTTGTAACGAGTATCAGCAATAACAAAAAAATCACGGCTGAACTGAAAGCGGAACTGTCAAAGAATCAGGCTGTGACGGATTACAAGATTGATGAGCTAACACGGGAAGTGCGTGAACATAACAACTTCGCAAAAAGAATGCCAGCCCTTGAACAGAAGGTGGAAGGCATTGACGAAAAAATCAATATCCTGCACAAACAGTAAAAAGCCGGGGAATAATCCCCGGCCTTTTTTGTCGTACTTTTATATATGCACCGAACGGGGCTATGTAAAAAGTACAAGTAAAATGTTAAAAAAATATAATGCTGTCTGGATCAATCTTCCTGTCCTCTCCCATGGTGAAACTCTTGATAATTTTACGCCAAAATGCTTTTTGATGGGCTTTGTCCAGCCCTGCATACAATGTTTTATAGTCCATTTCAAGCAGTCCCTTTAGCATATCCAAATCCCTTTCGGCTGGTTTTTCTTCCTTCTTGTCAAGCTGCTTTAATTCGCTTTCCAGTGCTGCATATTCGCTGTCATACTCTCCTTCTTCAATTCGCCCCTTCCTGAACATGGTGTTAAGGCGTGTCATTTCCTTTTTCAAGCTTTCAATCCGTTTTGTGTTGTCGCTGACTGGTGTTGTTTTTTCTTTGATGCTTTCTATTTTTACGATTTCATTTGTAATATATTGTTTCAGGTGCGTAAGTAGTTGCTGCTCAATCTGCTTTTCAGAAAATGATTTGCTGTTGTTGCAAGTGCGTGCTTGCCTGTATTTATTACAACGATAAGAATTATAACCAATAAGTTTTTTGTTGTCTGGTTTTTTGTAACTTCCTGCCATGTTTCGGCCACAGCCTGGGCATTTTAGGATGCCGGAAAAAAGGAAAACGGCTGGTGATTTGTCGGAATGGCGTGCATTGCGCTCCATTATAGCTTGTATGCCGTTATATCTTTCTTTCGTGATATAGGGTTCTACATAATCTGGCACACCCTTGTATTCTCCGTACAATAGTGTACTGGTTAAAATATTTGTTATTGTTGTAATAGACAAATCCATGTTGTATTTCATGTTGATATATACCAATGTACCCCGTTTTGATTGGTGGGTTTCATAATGTTTCAGCATATCAAAAAGTATATGCTCTTTTTCTGTGTTTTTCTCCAAGTGTCGGTTTTTCTTTTCTCCGCAAACAACCCACGGAAAATGAAAGCATTGCACACCTGTAACAACTTGCTTGTTTTTGATACGCATTTTGTTATTAAATTTGATTCGTTTGCTGGTTTTGCGTGCTTCATATTCAGCCATTGTCAAATAAATGTTAATTTTGAAGGCAGCATCATCATCTTCAGGATCAAGGTCTGATTCTTCGATGGAAACCCATGTTACCCCTGCTTTTTGCAATTGTTTCTGGCATTCATAATATTCGGCAACAGAACGGAAAAAACGGTCTATGCACTTAAAAACAACAATGTCAAACTTTCCGGCCTTTGCGTCCTCTATGAGCTGCGCAAGGGCTTTTCTTTTATTGATTTCAAGCGTTGCAGAAATGCCTTCATCCACATATTCTTCCACCACGATCAATTCATTTTCACGGGCGAAAATCTCTATAAAATCAAGCTGGTCTTTGACCGTATAGCCGTTTTTCTTCTGTTCATCGGAAGAACAACGGGAATATTTTGCTATGCGCACCCGACCTTTTTCCGCTCTGTATCGTTCCAACTGTTTGTACATTGTGCATTTCCCCTTTGTGGTTATTCTGTTTTATTCTTAAAAACATCATCAATGAAACTATCTATCACTTTGGATTTGCGATTGTTTTCTGCCCAAAGATAATCATTATCCCTTTGAAGCCTGGCAATCTGTTCATTCAAATTATCATTCTTTTTCTGTGCTTCCTGTTCTTGCTTGTTTAGCTGATCTTTCAAGTAATCCTCATTTTTCTGCGCATCGGCACGGACAGCATCTATTTCGGCCTGGTATGATGCACGGATGGCATCCATTTCGGCTTTATAGGATGCGTGGATATTCTCCAGGGCTACACGGTATTCCTGGTTATCTTGCAGTAAACGCTTCAATTCCTCCTGGGCATCATTCAGCTTTTGTGCATCCGGCATGTTTTCTTCTACAAATGCCTGATAACACGGGTATTGACTGGTTGCACCGATGATGGCATTTTCAATCCTTCTGGCCGTGTCACGCATAATATCTTGGTCAGGTGGGGTTGGGCCAAGCACTTTTTCAATCGTTTTAATGGACAATTCTGCCTTTTCGGCTATAAATGCATTTGTCAAACCATTGATTGCCTTTAGATCACGCATATATTCCCACCAGCGCACCAATTCCAGGCCAGCGGTTCGTGGGCCGTCACAGCGCACTTTTCTGTGAGGGCAGGTAAGGCAACGGTTATAGGGTTTGCCGGAATAATCTGTCTTTATACTCATACTTATCCTCCGTATTGTATACAATTTTAGGGTTTATGCCCTAAAACAAGGGGGAAGGTTTCCTTTTATGTTTCCGTATGTTCCGCTTATCTTTGGCTGTTATTTCCTTTTTGCTGGTGGTAACATGGCAATGGGTCAGAAATGACCTATCATCCCTGGGGAATGGGGGTGTTCAGGTGGTGCTGCGGCGCTCCCATTCCTTTTTGCATGACATTGGCTGGTGAGTTATTACCATTTTTGCAAAAACTCTTGAAATTATCAAAAAGTTTTTGTAATATAATTTTTGAGAACACTTGTTTGCCCCGGAGTGTGAAAGGATTGAAGCCGAATGATGAATGAAGCAGTTAGCCAAGACCAAACAACAAAGGAACAGCGTGTGGAGCGGATCACCGCACTTTTACATGAATGCAACGACATTCCCTTGCTGGATTTGATTGAAAAACTACTTATCAAAAGCATTTAGCACTTGCGCAATGCTTTCGATTTTTTCATCATCCTTTTGATATAGAGAAAAAACCAAATTACGAAATTTAACATCCATCCGCATTCGGACAATGACATCTGCCAGGAGATCATTGTCTTTTTCTTTTTCTTCCGTCAGTTTTTCTTCTATCAAATCAGATTTCAAAACGCCAAAGTAATCCGCCAATTTCTGTATTCTGTCTATTCTCGGAAATTTCTTGGCGTTGATCCACTCATTAAATGTTGGGGCAGATACCCCGGCCACTTCTGCAAGCTCTTTCTGATTCTTACCAGACACCCCCATGTAATAGCGTAGATTTTTAGCAAAAATCTGTTTCGACCATTCTTGTGCCATGTTGCAACCCTCCTTTCAATGAAATGTCCGAAAAAGTATTTTGGGATAACATTTTCGGCTACAGGTATATTATAGAAGAAATTCGCTAAAAAAGCAATAAAAAATTTTAATAAATTAGCTACAAGCTATTGACAATTAGCGAAAGCTATATTACAATAATATCGAAATTAGCTAAAAGCTAATTAACAAAATATAAAGGAGTGAGAAAATGCCGAAGATCACACTTAAGGCCGCAAGGGTTAATGCTGGTTTATCTCAAACCGAAGCTGCTGTGCGCATTGGCGTGGCTGCCAGCACCCTGCGCAATTGGGAAGCCGGGAAAACATTCCCCACGCAGCCCAAGATTGAAAAGATGTGCGAAGTGTATGGCATATCGTTTGATGTTCTTTTTTTTGCCTAAGAAATTAGCTAAAAGCTAATTGTTTGAAGAATGGAGGTTGATACATGGAAAACAAAGCCCCGTCTGGTGAAAAGCTTCTCGCCACTTTGATTGAACTGTACGCCGATCAAATGGGGGTGAAAGTGCAATACACGATTGAAACAAGAAAGGATGGTTGATATGGGCGTTTTCGCAATGGTGGGCATCTTGGCGCTGCTGGTGATCCCAACGGCACTGATTGAAGGGACGGCCCAGCTTTGGCACAGGATCAAGGAGGAAGCTAAATTCAGAAGGATGCTGAAGGGTGGGGGTGCTTATTGAAAGTATGCTGGATTTCTGCTGGTGTTTCTTCCTTCATAGCTGGCTATCTTGCAAAGGATGTTGATAAATTCATCTACATTGATATAGATAACCAGCACCCGGACAGTATGCGCTTCATCAAGGACTGTGAAAAAGCATTAGGGAAGGAAATTGAAATTCTGAAATCATCCTATGGCAGCGTGGAAAACGTGGTCAAAGCGTTTCGGTATATCAACGGCCCTTATGGTGCTAAATGCACGGAAGTCTTGAAAAAGCGTGTCCGCAAAGAATGGGAAATGGCACACTGCGATCAAGAAATCACCTATGTTTGGGGGTTTGACTGCACAGAGAAACACCGTGCAAACCGCCTGGAAGAAACAATGATAGAGTTTGCCCACGAATTTCCCCTGATTGACAAGCAAATGACAAAGGAAGATGCACACGGTTTGCTTGCAGCGCTGGGGATCAAAAGACCGCTGATGTACGATCTTGGCTACAAAAACAATAACTGTATCGGATGTGTCAAAGGCGGCATGGGCTATTGGAACAAAATCCGCATTGATTTTCCAGAAGCGTTTCAGCGTATGGCAGCACTTGAAAGAGAAATTGGGCATTCCTGCATCAATGGTGTATACCTGGATGAATTAGAGCCTGACCGTGGCCGGACAGATGATGAAGTGATGGAAGAATGCGGCATCATGTGCTACCTGGCACTGTATGAAAAGTGACCTGATGGGATGATAGGCGTTTCTGTCTCCAAGAAAAGAAAGGGGATCAGAAACATGAAAAAGGAATTCAAAAGCTTCTATAAGACGGTGGGCGGCAATGAAGGCGGCAAATGCCATTACAACACCAGGCTTGACCTGTACGGCTGCGGATGCCAGCACGATTGTTCTTACTGCTACGCAAAATCCCTGCTGAACTTCCGGGGGCTGTGGGATGCCAAAGAACCTGCGGTGGCTGACCTGGACAAAGTGGAAAAGAGGATTGAAAAGCTTGAACCTGGCAGCATTGTACGCCTGGGCGGCATGACTGATTGCTTCCAACCGCTTGAGGAAACGGAACGGGTGACACTGGAAACCATCGAACTGCTGAACAAGTACGGCATTGGTTATCTGATCGTCACCAAGTCTGACCTGATTTGTGAATATATGCACATTCTTGACAAACAGCTTGCCCATATCCAAATCAGCACCACATGGATTCCGGCAGAAAAGGCCGTTTCCACGGAACGCAGGATCAAGGCCATTGAACGGCTGGAAAAGGCCGGGTTTGATGTGGCTGTCAGGCTTTCCCCGTATGTGCCGCAGTTTGTGGATTTCTCCCGGTTGAACAGCATCCAGTGCCGGAAAATCCAGGTGGAATTCCTTCGGGTGAACCACTGGATCAAGAAGTGGCTGCCGCTGGATTACACGGAATACACGGTACACCATGCCGGATATGACCACCTGCCGCTTGAACGGAAGATTGAATACCTGGCAAAGATCACGGGCTTTGATGAAGTTTCAGTGTGTGAAGATGTGACAGAACATTATGAATATTGGCGTGAAGCCGTAAACCACAACAAAGATGATTGCTGCAATCTTCGAAAATGAAAATTGAGATGGGGCGAATGTGTGAGCAGGATGTATGAGGAAGCAAAACGGGCATTTGTGAAAGCTGTTGATAGCCTATGCGGAAAGCATTCACGCTGGGAAATCTGGAAAGACATGATCTGGGTGATTGCCGTTTCAATCTCAAATGCCGTGGATGTAAAGCATCGTGAAAAGCGAGAAAAACAATTTCTTGACATTGCCAAAAATTACAGCAAAGCAGAAATGGACACTTTCTCACAGCTTTATGCCCAGCTTGTCAATGGCTTTGAAAATTACGGACACCGTGATTTCCTGGGCGATTTGTTCATGGAACTTGGTCTTGGCAACGCCAGCGGCGGCCAATTCTTCACGCCGTATTCAGTGTGCAAGGCAATGGCTTCCATCAGCATTCCGGGCGTTAAGGAGAAGATTGACGAACAAGGGTACATTTCCATCAATGATCCGGCTTGCGGTGCTGGTGCAACGCTAATTGCTGTTGCAGACATTATGTACAACGAGCAGCACATCAATTATCAAACCTGCGCAATGTTCACCGGGCAAGATATTGACTACACAACCGGGTTGATGTGTTATATCCAGCTTTCGTTGCTGGGTTGTGCTGGATATGTGCATATCGGAAACACGCTCACACATCCCATGACAGGCCATGTATTGTTTGGTGACGGTGGAGAAGAAACATGGTACACACCCATGTACTTTTCGCCAATATGGGAAATGCGGCGACAAGCTGTCATGATCCGGCAGTTGTTTGGCCGCATAGAACAACCAACACCAGACAATGTACCCGAACCGCAGGAAACAGCAGAGCCAAACCCCACAATCATTGAGGTAAGCGGAAAACAAGCCAAAAGGAAACCAAAAGGGCAGCTAATGTTTGAAATTTGAAACAGAAAAGGAGAAAAAAACAATGAGTGAAGAGATGCTTTGCGAAATCGTCAATGTGGGCGAAACGGAAAACCGCTTCCGGGTAACGGATGACAAAGGCGCTGAATGGTGCTTGACGAAAATCCGGGAAGCACGGCAGGAAGCCGAAAAATGGACGGCACATTACCGACAGCAGATGGAGAAGGTGCAGAAGGAAGCAGAAAGCAGCGTTGTTTACTTTGAAGGTTTGCTTTCTGAATATTTCGACACTGTACCCCATAAGGCCACGAAAACCCAGCAAAGCTATGCCCTGCCCAGCGGCAAGCTGGTGCTGAAGAAACAGCAGCCCCAGTTTGCCACGGATGATGCAGCACTTGTTCCCTGGCTTAAATCCAACGCCATGACGGAGCTTGTCAAGGTGAAAGAAAGTGCAGACTGGGCAGCGCTGAAAAAGCTGGTCACGGTCACTCCTGACGGTGCATCCGTGATGGACGAAAATGGAGAGGTTGTGCCGGGTGTGATTGTCACCCAGCGGCCCGATGTATTCAAAGTGGAAATGGAGGGTTGAAAAATGGGTGTACCTGTTCTGATCCTGGGCGAAAGCGGCAGCGGAAAAAGCGCCAGCTTGCGAAACTTTGATCCTGACGAATTGGGGATTTTCAATGTAGCTGGGAAGCCCTTGCCGTTCCGTAAGAAATTGCCCACCCTTGCAACCGCTGATTATAACAAGATCATCGGCAGCATGCAGAAAAGCCCGAAAAAGGTATTTGTGATTGATGACAGCCAGTACCTGATGTGCTTTGAAAGCTTTGCCAGGGCAAAAGATGCCGGATTTGGCAAGTTTACAGACTTTGCCTTGCACTTTTACAACCTGGTGCAATTCGTCATCAATGGCACTGCCCCGGATGTGCTTGTGTACTTCCTGCACCACACCGAAACGGACAGCAACACGGGCAAGGTGAAGGCAAAGACCATGGGCAAAATGCTGGACAACCAGTTGACCCTGGAAGGGCTGTTCGCCATCGTGCTGCAATGTGTGACAGATGGGAAACGGCACAGCTTCATTACGCAAAGTGACGGCATGACCACCGCAAAAAGCCCCATGGAAATGTTCCCGATGGAAATTGAAAATGACCTGAAAATGGTTGATACCACAATCCGTGAATATTACGAAATGAATAATGGAGGAAATGAAAAATGATTAAGATGCCCAACAATTGGAACGATGTGAAGGAAATTTCTGAACGTGCAAAGCTGCCCCTGGGTGCTTATGTGTGCATGACCAAGCAATGCCGGGTGATGGATAACGATTATGGCAGCCAGCTTGCCATTCTGTTTGACATTTACGAAGGGGAATACAAAGGCTTCTATGCTGCCGATTTTGCTGCCAATACCCAGCAGAACAAGAAATGGAAGGGCGTTCTGCGCATCTGGCTTCCGAAGGATGACGGCAGCGAAAAGGACGAACTGACCAAGCGTATTTTCAAGGGCGTTATTACGGCCTTTGAAAACAGCAATATCGGCTATACCTGGAATTGGAACGAAAAAACGCTGGAAAACAAACTGATCGGCATTGTGTTCCGCAATGAAGAATGGGAGTACGAAGGGAAAACTGGCTGGGCTGTGCGCCCATTCCGTGCCCTCCCTGTTGAAAGTGTGAGAAGCGGCAATTACACCCTTCCGAACGACCGCCCCAGGGAGAAGAAAGAAGAAAACAACACCTTCCAGCCCATGAACAGCTTCCAGCAGCCCATGAACACCCTGCCCAAATCGGATGTGAACGGTTATGTGCAAGTCGATGACGAAGAACTCCCGTTCTGACCGCAAATGGGACAGACGGAGGCGAAGGGAAATTGACGAAGCTCTTCGGTTTCTGAAGCTGCCCTGGCACAGCGTCTTTTCCCATGACAAGATCAATCACCCCGGCCCACGGAGGGCCGGGAGGTGGGCAAGGGGGTGTGTATATGGCTGTAAACAGCAAACAAAAGGGTGCAAGGTTTGAACGGCAGCTTGCTTCACGCTTCCGGGATCAGGGTTACGATGATGCACGGCGTACAGCGCAGTATTGCGGCAACACCGGGGACGCATCCGATGTGGTGGGGCTTCCTGGCATCCATGTGGAAGCGAAGCACCAGGAGCAAATGCGCCTGTATGAATGGATGGCCCAGGCCAAACGGGATGCAGAAGCCGGGGGCAAAGGCTTTCTTCCTGCCGTATTCCATAAGAAGAACAATGCCGAAATCCTGGTAACCATGACGCTTGACGATTGGTTCAACCTTTACCGTGAATGGGAAGCCGGACAGGCTTTGAAAGCAGAAAGGAGCGACACGGAATGAAATGCCCGAACTGCGGAAGTGAAAATAACAATGTTTATTTTTGCAATGATCGTTACGGTTATCGGCGGCGAAACAGACGGTGTGCTGATTGCGATTTTGGTTTCTCCACCGTTGAAGTGACTGTGTATCCGCACCGGATGATTCAAAAAATAATGATTGATTATGTGGGAGGGGAACGAAGTGCATTTGAATGTTTACCAGGCACAAGCAAGCAGAACGATTAATCGGAAATACGGCAAAAGCGGTATTCAGCTACATGCATTGCATCTGCTGTCTGCCGAAGTGGGCGAACAGCACAGTATCTTCCAGAAAACTTTCCAGGGCCACATGGCAACGGAAGAACACATCAAAAAGGAACTGGGCGATATTCTCTGGGGCATTGCGGAATTTTGCACTGCTAATAACTGGGAACTGGAAGAAATCGCACGGATGAACATTAACAAGCTAAAAGAACGCTATCCGAACGGCTTTGAAGCTGAAAAGAGCCTACACAGAAAGGAAGGGGATATTTGATGGCAGCAAATCTGGACACAACAACAGGCATTGTGAAACGGCTTTTGACCGAAGAACCTGCAACCCGTGGCAGTGACAATCTTTTGATTCAGAGGGTGCTGGAGGTTATCGCCGCCCATTATGGCGTTGACCTGGAAGAAGTGTCTATTGTCACCTTCCTGCACGAATATGCCGGAAGTGAATTCCCGGCCTTTGAAACCATCCGGCGCACCAGGCAAAAGGTGCAGCAGCAATACCCGGAACTGAAGCCCAATGAAACGGTGCAGAAATTCCGTGCAGAGCAGGAACGGCAGTACAGGGAATTTGCAAGGGGGGCTGTCTGATGGTGCATTGGGCTTGGCTGATCCTGGCCTTTGTGGCCGGGCAAGTATCACTGTTTGTTACCCTGGCTATCTTCCGGGGTGCTGCCGATAAAGCGGAAGATCAGCCGGAAGAAGCGGAAGAAAAACCTGTATACATCATGGCAGACGAAATAAAAAATGTATGTATGCAAACAACTTGTGACCGCTGCCCCCTGGATGATAAAGCACTTTGCTATTCAGACGGGGCAGACATCCCAGAAAACTACCGTCTGATGAAAGAAGCAGGGCTGATTAAGTAAGACAGGAGGGATCGTCTATAAACCTTCTTCGTTGCCGTAAGTGCGGTGCAATGATTACAACCCAGGAAACAATGGTTGAAAACATGATGGCAGAAGTGGAACGACTGAACCGTTTGGCTGTCAACGATGCCAAGTATAACAAAGGCAAATTGAAAAATTTGTATGCCCAGCAGAGCGCCCAGGTGTACAAAATGATGAAACAAATCATACACCTTACGGCACAAACGGATGAATATGCACGAAAAGCGAGCCAGGAGAAAAGCGTGCTTGTTCATTACCTGCTGCAAAACAATCTGATTACCACGGAAAAATTGAACGAATTGGCCTTGGTGGCCCGTGAACGAGCAAAGGCGGCAAACGAACGGGATCAAAAGCAGCTTGAAGCCATTTACGGCAGTTTCCAATCTGAATGCATCAACCGTTCAAAAGCTGATCCCACGGCCAATAAGGCAATCCGTGAAATACAAAAACAGATTAAGTAAGAAAGAGGGCGAACCCATGAAATGCAAATTTTGTGGTGCTGAAATCCAAAGGGAAAAATCCATTTCCCCGGCCTTCCAGGATGCAAGCTGCGGAAAATGCACGGATCATTGCCGAAAGTGCGAAAAGCACAAAACGCAAATGCTTTCCTGGCATGCCGAACCCTGCAAAAGCTGCCCCGATAACCCATACAACAAAAATATGGAGGAAACGAAGAAATGAAAAAGCGTGTATGCTTGGTTGTTTTACTCTTTGCGGTTGCCCTGTTCCTTTGTGGCTGTACTGAAGCGGACAAAGTAAATGCCAACCTTTCCAAACAAGCGGATTATTTTGAATGTGAACGCAGGATCACCGTATACAATGCCCGGACGGACAAAATCATTCTGCAAGCGGAAGGGTTCATGAGCGTATCAAACAACGTTTCTGATGAACTGGTGGTAACGGTGAAAACTGGCCCGGAAGAATACAAAAAGAACTATATCTATCTGAACGCTTACACATTGTATGTGGTGGAGGATATTACCGGGACACATACAGACCCGTATCATTACCAGATGTATTTCCATACTGAACCGCTTCTTGCAGTTGATGTTAAGCCTTGATGGAGGGATGAAAGATGGCTGAAAGAAACCTGGTTGCAATCAGTATCAAGCACACGCAATACAAATGGAAACTTGGAATGCCCTGTGTGCTGTGGGGCGATCACCGAACGAAGGACGATGAAAAGCGTTGCTTTGGAGGGTATTCCATTTATCCGAACAATGCCGAACTGTATTCCCTGGAAGATTGGAAAGATAGTGCAAATTTGCCGTGGCTGAAGGTGGATGCCCCTGTCAAACTTTCCATTGACCTGTGCAAGAAATACAAGGGTTTCGATACCGTTCTTGTGCTGCTGGAGGATTATATCAAGTATTGCGAAGTTGCCAATCTGCCTTTAGATCGGCCAAAGGGGGAATAATTGTGACCGAACTGCATTGCTCATACCACAACTGTATTCATCAGGATTTTTTAAGCGGCTTATGCTTGCTGGAAGCGGCATCTGTTGAAGAAATTGAATGCGGCGATTGTTACGAACCTGTAAGTGAACAAGCGGACTATCAAACGGAATATTGGATTCATTGCATGGTTAAAGGCATTGAGTACAAGAAAAAAAAGAAAGGAAAAAGGATTGAGGTTGACGGGGTTGTGCTTTATACGGAGGATAAGCTGCCCCCGGAAAATGAATGGTCAAATCCTGAATTCCGAATTGCTGTCACGGAAGAAAAGACCGGGATGCTTTTGTCACTGCATAGATTGTATATTCCTGAATGCCGCAAAAGGATTGATGAATACATCAAAAATGCTGTTCCTCTTTCTGAAATTAAAGAAATGGAGGAAGAAGCAGAATGTTTCTGAAAAAATTCTGCAAATACCAGGGCGATTGTGTGGGCAAGAATACGGCCCAGGTGTGGTGCAAAAAGGATGGATCAATCCGAACAATCGGCAAAAGCTGCGGCACGGGCTGCCCCCATTACCGGGATCGGCTGGCCCAGAAAATGAAAAGGCGGTGGCGTGGATGGTAAAGAAGCCTGAAGAACTGAAAAAGGGGCTGCATATTTGCGGCAGTGACGAACTGTGCGAGGAAAGCAACGAATGCCCTTACTATAACAATGAACGATGCATGAGCGCAATGATGGCCGATGCAGATACCTACATTCTGACCCTGGAAGCCGACAAGGCCAAGCTGCAAGCACAAAATGCCGAACTGTTGCAAAAAGTGAAACAGTTGGAAAAGGAATGGGGTGCGGCAGTGGCCTGTATTCCACGAGGATGTGGATATTGCAAGTGGTATGAGTTGTCATTTAATGGGTGCACACCAGACCATGACTGCAAAAACCCGAAAAAATGCATAAACATCAGCGGTATTAACACTGGATGGGAATGGCGTGGAGTGCCGGAAGGAGATTGACATGATTAAGATTGAAAACGTTGAAGTGTTGGGCCTGGATCACGCCATCCGTGGTATGCGTAACCCTATGAATAGCTGGGAAAAATCGGATAGTGCGTGGGGCTATGATGATTACTACGAACCACAATCCGAATCGGTTTTCTGTGTTGGCCCGAATGACCTTGCCCTGATGCAGAAGCTGGCTGATGCTGGCCCGGTGCATGGCAAATTCATGCGCATGATTACCGTATACATGGACATCACAGCCCCCAGGTACTGGTGGACTGAGTTTGACACTTACAAGGTTGGTACAGTTGCCAACTCGTGCAGCACGATGCACAAAATCCACGCCAAGAAGTTTACCCTGGACGATTTCAGCCACGAACACCTGTCACCAGATGGATTGTCAACGCTGGGCATTGTTGCCGATGAACTGAATTTTGCCCGTATTGCCTATATTGAAACGAAGGACAAATGCTATTTCGATGAGATGATCCAGCTTCTTCCGCAGTCTTACAACCAGAAGCGCACTGTGATGCTGAACTATGAAGTGCTGCGGAATATGTACAACAGCCGGAAGAACCACAAGCTGGACGAGTGGCGTACATTCTGCCAGAAGATTGAAGAACTGCCCTTTGCTACATTGATTATTGGCAAGGAGGATTGACCATGAAACTGTATCAATACGGATGCCGTATGCGTCCACCTGCCCCTGGGGCAATCCCCAAGCGCAACCTGCATGATGTGATTTGTGGAACGATTGGCCTTGCCGGAACAGATCGGCATTATTGGGGCATTGCAGAATACACCGAACCGCTGACCGAAAAAGAAGTGGCAGACTATGAACTGGATTATGTCGGCACGGCAGAAACGGAGGATGAATAAACATGTTGCATTTTACGCTTGGCATTCTCAATTTAGTTTTGGCAATCTGCAATCTTCAAAGGTTTATGCAATATGGGCATAAGGCAAACTTCGCTGCCTTTACGCTCAATGCAATTGCAGTAATTGTTTGTTCGGCCCGTTTCTTTGTTTGAAAGGAGGAATATTCATGGTACGCAAAATTGTTTTCAAAAATGTGTTGTTGAAAATGAACGAAAACGGCATGGGCATGTGTGACCTTGCCGATGCGTGCGGCATGACCTATCCTTCCATCCGGCGTAAATTGCGTGGGGAAGGCGGTATAACGCTGGAAGAATGCCTGGCCGTCAAGGCTGCGCTGCAATCTGATATGCCGCTGGAAAAGCTGTTTGAAAGGGTGAATGACCATGCGTGAAATTCTGTTCAGGGGCAAGCGGCTGGATAATGGTGAATGGGTAAGCAGCGGAAACTTTATCAGATTCGACCCGGAAGAAGGCAAAGAATTAGTTTTCATTCCTGCAATGCACGAAAGGTGCGTTTGCGCTCATGATGATAACGACAACATCACGGCGTTTGAAACCGGAATGTTTTACAAAGTCGATCTTGATACCGTGGGCCAGTACACCGGGCTGAAAGACAAGAAAGGCAGGAAGATTTTCGAAGGGGATATCATCAAAGAAAATGATGTAATTCACAATGGGGAACTTCAATATGAAGGACTATTCTTTGCAGTCGTATACGCAAATGGTTGCTGGTTTGCAATCAGAAATAATAGGGTTGGAGAAAGGAAAGCAATGTTTTTAGGTGGGTGTTGTGATGTTTCGGAAGTCATCGGCAACATCCACGACAACCCTGAACTGCTGGAAGGAGAAAATACAAATGGATGAACTCACAATCAAGGCTTTGGAAAAGCTGAAGCTGTATAGAAAATATCTGACCACACAGCAGTACAAAACGATGAAAGGCCAGATATTAAGCGGCGAATTGCTGGCTGCTGAAAAAGGCACACAGCATGTGATGAACAAAAAGAAGGAGATGTGATCCGTGGCAGAAAAAAGAATGTTCACGCAGAAAATCATAGACAGTGATGCATTCCTTGATATGCCATTATCAACACAAGCCTTGTATTTTCACCTGAACATGAGGGCAGATGATGATGGGTTTATCAATAATCCAAAGAAAATATCAAGGTATATCGGTACTTCGGACGATGATCTGAAATTGCTGATTGCAAAAAGGTTTGTTCTGTGCTTTGAAAATGGCGTTATCGTCATCAAGCATTGGAGGATGCATAACACCTTACGAAAAGACAGGTACAATCCTACTACATATCAGGAACAGTATGCATTGCTTGAAGTGAAAAGCAACAAAGCCTATACAGAAAAAAACAGCGGTAACCTTCCGGCAACCGAATGGCAACCAAATGGCAACCATCTGGCAACGCAGTATAGTATAGGAGAGTATAGTATAGAAGAGGAAAGTATAGAGGAGGATATGCCCGTCACTGACGGTCACACTTCCCCTCAATCTACCAAACCAGTAAAGCACAAACATGGCGAATATGCAAACGTTCTGCTTACTGACGATGAACTGGACAAACTGAAAGCAGAATACCCAGATTGGGAAGAACGCATTGAACGCCTATCCTCCTATGTTGCAAGCACTGGTAAACGATATAAAAGCCATTACGCCACGATCCGCAATTGGGCAAGGAAGGACGCTGCGAAAGGAGGGAACAGCCATGCAGGACATCATGAACCTGATGCCATCACAAATCAAGTCGGTACTTGGTTCTGATCTGCCCATGAGCAGGGAGGAAATAGAACAGCAAAAGGTTGACAGCTATAACGCAGAGGAAGGAAATCTTCACCTGAAAGACGGGTACGAATGTCCCGTATGTAAAAACAAGGGCATGGTGGCCAAGTTGGAACACAGCCCATTATACGGCTATGGTATCGAGGTGCTTGCCAAATGCAAATGCCAGAAGGCCAGAAATGCCCTGGCAAGGCTGCACCGCTCCGGCTTGGGGAATGTGGTGAAGAAGTACACCTTTGACAAATACCAAACCCCGGACGAATGGCAAAAGCACATCAAGGAAACGGCACAGCGTTTTTGTGAAGTCAAGGAACGATATTGCTTCTTTATTGGTGGGCAGTCTGGGGCAGGGAAAACCCACATTTGCACGGCCATAGCACGGCATTTCATCTGGCAAGAGATGGAGACACGGTATATGGTATGGCCGCAAGAAATCCAGGGCATTCAGGCCAGTGTCAATGATCCTGCACGCTACGAAGCGAAAATGAAGGAATTGAAAGAAGCGGATGTGCTGTACATTGATGACCTTTTCAAAAACGGCAAGGATGAACGGACAGGCAAAATGCGTACCCCTTCTGAACCTGAAGTGCGCAGGGCGTTTGAGATTATTAACTACAGGTATAATGACCCAGACAAAATCACCATCATTTCCAGCGAACGGACGCTGTTTGAACTGAACGATATTGACCAGGCCCTTGCCGGGAGGATTGCAGAAAAGACCAAGGAACAGGGCTTCTGTATCAACCTGCGGCCAGACTTCAATAAAAATTGGCGCATGAAGGGCCTTATGGAACTGTAAAGGAGGATGCAAAAGGAGTGAGCAAGGCACAGACATATGAAGTGAGCAAGGCACAGGCATACCTGGAAAAGATAAAAAAATATGATACGTTGGTCGAAAATAAAATGATCCAGATAAAAAAGCTGGATGATATGCAAACCCATATCACGGCCACAATGAAGGAAGATGTGGTGGCATTCAGCCCGGCGCAAGACAAGCTTGGCGAAAACGTGGGGAAATTCCTTGACCTGGAAAGCAAATTGTATCTGGAAATAGATTATTACCTGGAAAGGATTGACGAAGCAACGGCGTTGATTGACAAGCTGAAAGACCCGGATCATGTGAATGTGCTGTACAAACGGTATGTGCTTTATTGGAAGTTTGACCGCATTGCAAAGAAAATGCATTGCAGCGAACGGAATGTGTATAACAACCACGACAAAGCATTACAAGCGTTTGAAAAGCTGCTGACAAGAAAACAAGCCGGGGAGTGATCCCCGGCTTTTTATTATTCCATTGTTTTTTCGTCTTCCTTATGAATGAACACCCTGGGCTGTAATGGTTCATCCGGCAGAAAAGCGTCATGTTCATTGTGCAGATAACCAATCAAATCCCCCGGCTGGCATTGCAGCAAGCGGCAGATGGTATCAATCGTTTTCCAGGAAACCAGTTTTCCTTCACGCAACTGTTGGATTGCCTTTTCCCCCATAAGCTTTTCTTTTCGCAGCTTATAAGTGGTGTACCCTTTCTGATTAAGTGCTTCCAGTACATTCATTTTGTAAACAATCATATTATCACCCCTTGATTATTATACTACTAATATACACTCAAAACAAGTGTACATTTTGTACAAAATATACACCCATAATATGTGTATATTTACGATATGTACATACACCCATAATGGGTGTATAATGTAGGAGCAGAGGGCAAGGAAGCCCCGGAAAGAAAGGACGAAACACCATGAAGAAGATTGAAGCTTTTGAAAACGCCATTGCCAACCAGGTGAAGGACCTTCGTGCAGTCGGGATCAACCCCACCATGTTCTGGGCCTACCGGGACAGCCTGGAAGCCGAAAGCGAAACGCTGAACTTTGCTGATGTGATCTGGGAAGATGATATTGCCCCCATTGTGGATGCATGCTGGGAGAATGGCATTTACGAATTTACCATCAGCAGCACTTCTACCAGCTTGATTGAAACGCTGGCAGCGTTTGAAAAGCTGGGCTGCAAGATGGCTGGGCTGACCACCGTAAAAACCCGGTTCATTGATTTCTGCACCAGAGAAAAGGCCATCAAGCCTGCTGTGCTGATGAAGCTGTAACACCCCCCGAACGAACAGAAAGGAAGCAAGAAAAATGACGAACAATATGATTATCTTCTGGGCATCCGTGGAACTGATGAATCAGGGCAAGATCAAGGGGACAGGCCACATGGTGGAAATTGAACTGGATGACGGGCGGCGCATTGAGGTGGAAGAACCCGAACCCCTCCACACCTTCGCCGCATGGAAGCAGATGGGCTATATCGTCAAGAAGGGCGAAAAGGCCACGGCGCAGATTGACATTTGGAAGCATACCACCCGGCAGCTTCCCACCGATACCGGGAACGAAGCTACCGACCAGGCCAACAGGGCTATCAATGAGCAGGGCGGCCAGCAAAAGATGTTCAGGAAGGTTGCTTCCTTCTTCACGGCATCCCAGGTGCAGCCCATTACCGCTTAACATAACCAACACCGGGCCGGGCGGTATAACCCGGCAGAAAGGAAAACAAATAATGAAACGGAAGCTTGAATTACGGCGTGATGGCGGCACATACTATGCGCATGATGTGGAATATCCATATATTGGGCATCCGCAAAGCTTTGGAACCAAGAGCATAGCAGAAGCGTATATTGCAGCCTGGTATGGAATGACATTGAATGAATATTATGAAGCGAAGAACAAGCTTTCACGAATGGCTAAGGCAGCAGGAAGGAAAAAGCTATGATGACTTTTAAGCTGATCGAGAAGGATGGGAAAAAGGTGCTGGAAATGGTATGCGTGGGGATGCACACAACGGATGTGGAATACGCAACGGTGTACGGCCTGAAGGATGCCCCCTACATCCGGCGCATGAGCGAGAAGATATATCTCACGCCTGAAATGATTGCTGGCAAAACTGTTGTTTATCAGTAACCCCGGAAAAATCCGGGGCTTTTTTCATAAAGTTTGCAGTAAATTTCATTGAATTTCATGCTTGACATGTAATATTATTATACTTGTAAAAGAATAAAGCTTGCGTCTGCCCCGGTGGTTCTCCTTTGCCACTGGGGCTTAATTTTTGCAAAGGAATATATATTGATGTTAAGAGGGTGTGGCATGGCTGCATCCTTTTTTCATGCAAACAGGAGAGTGGGGGTGTCGTTGTTTACGACATACATTATTGTATGCAGCCCACGGGATTATTTCTCCGGCTGGTGGGGGCTGGGGAAGCACATACGAACCAAAGGGGAAATCTCACGAAAAGAGGTTTTGCCTTTGAAAATCAAAATGATGGGCTTGGATGAAATAAAGCCCTATGAAAAGAACCCAAGAAAGAACGGGGAAGCTGTCAAGTATGTAGCGGAAAGTATCAAGGAATTTGGTTTCAAAGTGCCTGTTGTCATTGATAACAAGGGCGTTATCGTGGCTGGGCATACCAGGTGGAAGGCTGCAAAGAAGCTGGGCTTGGACAGTGTGCCTTGTGTTGTGGCCGATGATCTGACGGAAAAGCAGGTAAAGGCGTTTCGCCTGGCTGATAACAAGGTGGGCGAGTTTGCCAAATGGGATAATGGCCTATTGGATGCAGAATTGTTTGACATTGGCCTTGACATTGATATGTGCATATTCGGCTTTGATGAAAAATCAGAGGAAGAAGAAGTTGAAGCGGAAGTGCCGTTTACTGAAACGCTGGATGAAGCCCATAACTATATCGTGCTGTATTTCGACAATGATATTGACTGGCTGCAAGCACAAAGCCTGTTTGATATAAAACCCGTCAAAGAATATGGATCAAAGAAGGACGGAAGCACAAGCGGTAACAGAAAAGGGGTAGGCCGTGTGCTGAATGGTTCTAAAGCTTTGGGCGGTATCGTGGGGCTGATGCAATGAAGATCAGTATCAATTGCCCCAGCTATAAGCGGCCTTATGTGGAAACGCTGAATTATCTGCCACAGTGCAAGGTGTGGGTATCTGCTGAAGAATTGAGCGAATACCAGGCAAACCACCCGGAAGCCACATTTGAAGTATTGCAGACCCAGCAAGGGAACATCAGCCGGGTGCGCAATGAAATCCTGGACAGGGAGTTTTCGGCTGGTGCTGATGTGGTGTGCATTGTTGATGATGATTTGAAAGGCATATACAGCTATGAGAAAAGCCCATACAATGCCTTTGGCTATGAAAAGCACTTGGTTTCTGCGGATGATTTCGAAGCCTTTGTGTATAAGCACAGTATCATGTGCCGGGAATTTGGCTTTTATCTTTGGGGTGTGAATTTGAACAAAGACCCAAGATCATACCGACACAGCCAGCCAATCAGTACAGCTTCCATTATTTTAGGGCCGTTTTGTTGCCATATGAAGGGCAGCAAAATCCGCTATGATGAGCGCATACCGCTGAAAGAAGATTATGACCTGGCTATCCAGCATTTGAATGAATACCGGGGCATTCTTCGCATGAACAAATTCCATTATGATTGCAAGCAAAGTACCCAGGCCGGAGGATGTGCCACAATTCGTAATTATCGCACGGAAAAAGCACAGTTTGACTTATTGCGCAAGAAATGGGGTTCAGGCATCATCCGAAAGGATAAGAACAGCAAAAAGGAATTTGATTATAACCCCATTGTAAGAATACCAATTAAAGGCGTTTAACGTAACAGAAAGGAGTGGAGTAACGTGGCAAAAAGTGATTTGATCCCGGTAAAAGACCCGGAAGAAGCCCGAAAGCGTGGCCGGAATGGTGGCCTTGCATCCGGCAAGGCAAGACGGGAAAAGAAAATGATGCGTGAAACACTGGAAATGCTCCTTTCAATGCCTTTGAATAACAAAAAGATGGTGGATGTGGAAGACATCCGCAGTTTTGGTGCGTTGAAAGGAAAGAATGTCAGCGTACAGGAAGCTATGATGATGGCCCAGGTGATGAAAGCCATAAAAGGCGATACCAAGGCTGCTGAATATGTGCGTGACACCATCGGGCAAAAGCCTGTTGATAATGTGGAAATGAGCCATGAACTGCCTGTAATTTTCATAGGTGATGATGACATTGCAGACTAATGCTTACAAGGAAGTAAACCTGCCGGAATTAGTCGGCAAAGGGTACGGCGCTTTCTGGCGTTTCCGTGGGCGTTATCTGGTGTGCAAGGGCAGCCGTGCCAGCAAGAAAAGCAAAACCACGGCCCTGCGGTTTATCAAAAACATGATGAAGCTGCCGGGGAGTAACCTGCTTGTGGTGCGTAAAACGGAACGAACCCTGAAGGCAAGCTGTTTTACAGAATTGAAATGGGCTGTACACCGCTTGCAAGTGGATCATTTATGGAAGTTTACGACATCACCACTGGAAGCCACATACACTGAGACAGGGCAGAAAATCTATTTCCGGGGGCTGGATGATCCCCTGAAAATCACATCTATTACCGTGGATGTGGGCAGCCTTTGCTGGATGTGGATTGAAGAAGCATACGAGATCACAAGCGAAGCGGATTTTGATATGCTGGATGAATCCATCCGTGGTCAAGTGCCGGAAGGGTTATTCAAGCAAATTGTGCTTACCTTCAACCCCTGGAATGAACACCATTGGCTGAAAAAGCGGTTTTTCGATGCACCGCCAAGCCCCGACATTCTGGCAATGACCACCAATTACATGTGCAATGAATGGCTGGACGAAGCCGATTTGCGCTTGTTTGAGGATATGAAAGTCAGAAACCCCCGGCGCTATGCTGTGGCTGGCCTGGGCGGCTGGGGTATTGTGGATGGCCTTGTGTACGAAAACTGGAAAGAAGAAGCCTTTGACCTGGACGAAGTAAGGAAACGCCCCGGCATGGTATCTGTCTTTGGCCTTGACTGGGGCTATACGAATGACCCTTCTGCATTATTTTGTGGGCTGCTTGATAAGAAAAACAAGCAGCTTTTTGTATTTGATGAAATGTATGAAAAGGGCATGAGTAACAGACGGATTGCAGATGCCGTACAGGAATTGGGCTATTTCAAGGAACGGATCACCGCAGACAGCGCAGAACCCAAATCCATAGCAGAGTTAAAAAGCTATGGAATGCGTGTAATGGCAGCCAAGAAGGGCAAAGACAGCGTAAAGAACGGCATCCAGTGGGTGCAGGACTTGGAAATTATCATTCATCCCCAGTGTGTCAATTTCCTAACTGAAATAAGTAACTACACTTGGGATCAAGACAAATTCGGCAACAAGCTGAATGTGCCGATTGATGATTTTAACCATTTAATGGATGCCATGCGTTACGCATTGGAACAGTACATCACAGAACAGAAATGGGTTGCATAAAGAAAGGAATTGGGGTGAAACAGTGCTTACAATTGAGCAGATTAAACGGTTTATGGATGTGGATGCAGCCAGCCAGGAAAAGCAGGATGCAAAAACCGGGTGGCAATATTACCAGGGGCATCACGACATCGAAGAACGCAAGATTTATTTTGTCGATAATGAAGACAAGGTGCAGGAAGACCACATCAAAAGTAACATCCGCATCAGCCATCCCTTCCACCGGGAAATGACGGATCAGGTGGTGCAGTATATCCTTTGCGGCGAAGAAAGCTATATCCGCAGTGATATTCCAGAATTGCAGTCTGAACTTGACAACCGTTTCAACTACAATGAGAATTTCACGGCAGAGCTTTACAAAATGCTGACAGGCGTTGTGGCAAAGGGCTGGGATTACATGTACGCCCACAAAACCAAGGAAGGCATCACCGAGTTTGCCCACGCCGACAGCCTTGGCGTTGTGGAAGTAAAGGCCAAAGAAACGGCAGATCAGTGCGACTACCTGATTTATTACTATGATGAACAGGTGCAGGATAAGACTGTCACCAGAATTCAGGTGTGGGATGCAAACCAGGTAACTTTCTTTTGCCGTGTAAATGGCGGCGAAATTGAACTGGATGAAACGGAGAAGCTGAACCCCAGGCCGCACGTTCTGCACAACAAAGGTGATAAGGTATTTACAAACGAGGAAAGTAAATACGGGCAAATTCCTTTCATCTGCATGGAAAACTTTCCCACGAAGCGCAGCGACCTTTTCTATTATAAGGATTTGATTGATGATTACGACCTGATGAATTGCGATTTGAGCAATAACCTTCAGGACACAATCGAAACGCCTTATATTTTGACGGGTTTCGGCGGTGACAAGGAAGATTTGGACAAACTGATGCTGAATTTCCGTGCCAAGAAAGCTATGGGCATTCCTGATGGTGGGGATGTAAAGACACCCACCGTGAATATTCCGTATGATGCCCGGAAAGTGAAGATGGAGATTGACAAGGAAAATATCTACCATGCCGGACAGGGCTTGAACACGGAAGGGCTGAAGGACACGGCGGCCACAACCAGCGTTGCCATCAAATCAGCATATTTCCAGCTTGACAGCCGGGCCGTGAAGGTGAAAATCTCCCTCCGTCAATTCCTGCGGAAGCTGCTGAAAATGGTGCTTCCCGAAATCAACAAGGCGCTGAACAAAGATTATCAGCAGAAAGATATATATTTCGTTTTTGAGCCTGTATTGCCCACAAATGAACTGGAAAAGGCACAGATAGAACTTGCCAAGGCACAGACGAAGCAAACGAACATCAATACATATTTGAATATTGCTGACCGTCTGGACAATGAAACTCTAATGAAAAATATACTTGAAGAACTTGAACTTGATTATAACGAAATCAAGGGCAAGCTGCCCAACCCTGATGAAATGTCACCGTATGAAGAACAGCTTGCCGCTGTTGTGCCGGAAGATGAAAACGCTGGTGATCTGATTGAATAAGCGTGAAAAAGAAGTTATCCAGGTAATGCTTGCGCAGGAAAAACAGGCATTGCGACAACTTGGGCGACATTATGTGTCGGCGTTGGCAACCGTAAACGGGCAGATAGCCATGCTGCAAGCCAAGGAACAAACCACATCCAGGCTGAACAGAATTGCTTACCAGAAGCAACTGAAAGAGCAGTTGGAAGCCGTCATTGCTAAACTGCATGCGGAAACATACCAGACCATTGAGCAGTTTATGAATGACAGCTATACAACGGGATATGTTGGCACGATGTATGACCTGCACAAGCAGGGCTTGCCTGTTATCACACCGATTGACAGGGATGCAGTCGTAAAGGCCGTTATGACAGATACCAAGCTGAAGGCTGGTGTTTACAAAGAACTGGGCCTGGACATGGCAACGCTGAAAAGAAATATCAGCCGTGAACTGACCCGTGGCATTGCAAGCGGCATGGCCTATGACGATATTGCAAGGAACATCAAGCAGATGACGGGTGCGCCACTTAGCAGGGCAAATGCCATTGTTCGCACAGAAGGCCACAGAATACAGCAAGCCAGCCAGGAAGATGCAAGACAGGCCGCAAAGAGCAAGGGCGCTGATGTGGTGAAACAGTGGGATGCTACGCTGGATAGTGACACAAGGGACACCCACAGACGGCTTGACGGGCAAATCCGGGAAGTGGACGAACCTTTTGAAATGGACGGGAAAACAGCCATGTACCCCGGTGAATTTGGCGATCCTGCGGAAGATTGCAACTGCCGCTGTGTGGCGTTGACAAGAGCCAGGGCAGCAATGGACGCTGACGAACTGAAAACCATGCAGGAAAGGGCAAAAACCTTCAAACTTGACAAATCGAAAAGCTTTGATGACTTCAAAGAAAAGTACCTGAAAGCGACAAAAACCCTTGAAAAACCTGGAAAAAGTGGTATAATGGAAGTGGGTAAAAAGACCCATGTCGAACAGGATGTTGCCAAGCAAAAATCATCTTCGTTGCGCAAAGGTATTGCAACATGCGAACAGCGCATTGTGGAGCATCAGCAAAAGATTGACAATCCTGCGGCTTATGTTAAGGATTGGGAAACCATGACAAAGAAACACCAAGAGGGACTGAAACTGCATTGGCAGAAGGAAATCAAGAACTTCAGACAGTCGATTGAAACAAGAAGGGCTGCATTGAAAGAAAGAGGTGAAGATGATGGATGAAAGCACAATTAAATACATCATCGCCAGAGTTATTGATAATGCCGGTGATGAAAGAACCCTAAAGAGCAAAGACGATTTCAGCATGGGCAAGAAGTTGGCATATTATGAAATCTTGGACACAATCAAAAACGAACTGATTATCAACGATCAGGATTTGAAAGAGTTTGGACTTGATTTCAACCTTGAAGATAAATTGTTGTAAGCACCTGAAAGGGTGCTTTTTTCATGCCATGAAAGGGGTGTTTCCCATGTGGTAGTCAAGTAACAGTCAAGTAAATAACCCGTTGAAAAGGCTGCATTTGCGGCCTTTTTATATTTTCAAACAATGAAAGGAGCAAGTAAAAAATGATTGATCTTACCCCCATTATTCAGGCCATCATTGCGCTGGCCGCTTCTGCCATCACGGTATTTCTGATCCCCTGGCTGAAAACCCGTTTCGGCAATGAAAAGCTGGAAACGGTAAAAAGCCTGGTGCATATTGCCGTGTACGGTGCTGAAAAGCTGTTCGGTGCTAAAAAGGGCAACGAAAAGCTGGAATATGTCGAACAATTCCTGGCAGAACACAAAATCAAGCTGGACACTTACGAATTGATGGCAATGGTGAATGCGGAAATCAAAAAGATGGAACAGGATGAACCTTTGATTGTGGACGGTGATCCTTTGAATATTATTGATCCGGCCATTGAAGCGGTACAGAACGAATAACCAGCACCAAATGTGCAAAAAGGAGCGTGATAACACATGGAGATAATTCGGTACTATCAAACGAAAAATCCATGTTACATATCCGGGCGCAGGATTAAGCCGTCCGGCATCGTGGTACACTCAACCGGGGCCAATAACCCCTATATCAAGCGCTATGTTGGCCCGGATGACGGCATCCTGGGCGTGAACCAGTATGACAACCACTGGAACAGGGCAAGCGCCACAAAATGTGTGCATGCATGGATCGGAAAAGCAGCGGATGGCAGCGTGAAAGTGTATCAAACGCTGCCCTGGGATTATCGCTGCTGGGGCGTGGGAAGCGGTAAGAAAGGCAGCTATAACGCCACGCATATTCAATTCGAAATCTGCGAAGATAACCTGAAAGACCCGGCCTATTATCAGGAAGCCTTTTCCCTGGCCCAGCAGCTTTGCGAATACCTGTGCAGCATGTACGGCATTCGTGAAGAAAACATTGTGGGCCATTACGAAGCATGGCAAGCCGGGTATGGCTCAAATCATGCTGATCCGAAACCCTGGCAGAAAAAGCACAGCGGCAGCATGGCAAAGTTTAGGGCAGCCATTACGGCTGTCCTTTCAAATGGCAAAAATAGCCCGTCTGATGCGGTTATCAGTGAGGGCAAGGAAACTATCGCCGAAACAATCAAGCCCGTGGAAACGGTGCAAACAACGCCAGCAACAGGAAGTGTGGTGATCTCAATGGAAACCCAGCGCAAAGGAAGCAAAGGAACACAGGTAAAGGTGCTGCAATGGCTGCTGTCCCTCAATGGCTACAACGTGGGAACGGTGGACGGCATTTTCGGCAGCAAAACCCTTGCAGCGGTGAAAGCCTACCAACAGGCAAAGGGCTTGTCTGTTGATGGTGTTGTTGGCAAGAACACATGGAAAACCCTGCTGGCATAAAGCCTTTTATGGCTTTTGCATATTACATCCGGGGGGATGGAAAACACCTATTCCAATAACGTGATGCAACCACGGAAAATAGCGTAGAAAGGAATGAGCATCAATGTATAACAAACTGACCGAGATTTTTAGGGGAAGAAGCATTGCTGATGATATGATCCAGGGCATTCTGGATGATATGAAGGCAAACAAACTGTTCCTTGCGTCTGAAGAAAATATGGATGTGCGCTATCCCAAATTGAAAACCAATCTTGAAGGCGTAACGAAGGAACGGGACGAAGCCCGTGCCACCATCGAACAGCTTCAGAAGGCAGCCAAGGGCAATGAAGACATGCAGCAGATCATCCAGCAGCACGAACAGAAGGAAGCCCAGCTTCAGGCCGAACTGGAAAAGGCAAAGTTTGAAGCTGAAGCAAAGTATGGCTTGCTTTCTGCCGGGGCTGAAGATGTGGACTATGGTCTGTTTGTGCTTCAGAAGATCATGACGGAAGATGGCAAGGAACAGAAGGTGGACGAAAACGGCAAAATTCCCGGCTGGGATAATTTGCTGTCCAGCGTGAAAACGCAAAGCCCCAAGAATTTCCCGGCCAAGGCAGACGGGGACGGCTATGAAGTGTTTGAACCCCTGGCGCTGAAGAAGGGTGACGGCAAAGAAGCTGCACCGACCAAAGAAGAATTCAGGGCAATGACCTATGAAGAACGCCTTGC